GCGATCAGAGAATGGATTATGCCATTAATTTGATTGTAACGCTAGATAACTCCACTCCGCTTGTGATTATTCCTGACAAATTAGAGGCAATGGCATTGAAAGCACTTTGCCAAAAAATCTATCAAGAATGGAAAAAGCACCGCAAGGTTGAACCAACCGTTTAATTTATTTATTTGTAGAAATAAAAACCCTCAATCTCCATGTGAAATTGAGGGTTTTTGTATGAAAATATTTAATTTTATTTTCTGAGGCGTTTAAAATCCATTTTAAGGCCGTTTGTTCCTTCGGAGATGTCATTGCACCTGAAAAGTGTTTTTGTCCAGATAACAATCTGCTGAGCCGTCTGAGATTTTGAATTTGTTAAAATCATGCAAAGTTCCATTTTGCTTTAAGCTGATGAACGTTTATTGCAACTTGCGGATCATTCAGATCTGCATCCGTTATTCTTGATAAATAAAGTTGAGCTGATTTGTAATCTCTGTAAGCATCTGCTACAAGTACAGTGCATTCTTCACGCTTTTGGACTTCCTGCCTTTTGCCGTTCATCCCTGTAAGACTTCTTATAACCTTTGTAAAATACGCTCCGGGGATCCTTGGCTGAAAGTCCTTTGTTCTGTTCATAGCTTCCCAAGCATTCAAAGCTCCGTATCTTTTTACAACCGCTCTTGGAGCAAATACTTTCCAGGCCTCCAGTTGGTTCACTAAATAATTGTAATCTGACAAAGATATTTTTTTTTCTTTATCAAACATGACATGATCATGACATGAATTAGTTTGTTTATTGTCATAACATGATTCATGACATGAAGTTAAATCAACTATTTTACGACATGATACGTCATGACCTTGCTGTTCAGAAGGGTTTTTTGCGTAGTTCGCTACCATTTTTAAATCTCCTCATAATTTTCTGCATTCCAAGTATTGACCTGCGGAAATTAGTATGGTACAATTTATTTGAGATTTTAAATTGACTTTGGACTTTTCCGAGGTCTTTTTTTTATTCAATTTTTAGTTTTGTGCACATGCCTTTACAAACGTTTATAAAAGCATGCCCATTATATCAAGCATGTTATACTGATGTCAAGAACATTAAATAACCTATTTTTAAGGTAATTGACGGTAACGATATGGAGTAAATGGAGGTAAATAGATGGAAAAGAAAAAGTTAAAAGTCGGCGAATTTGCCGCCCTTGTTGGATGTAGCCCAAAAGCAATTTACGGTAAAATTGAAAGAGACAAAGACAAAGAAAACAAAGAGATAATTACCGAAGTTGAAGTAAGAAACGGTCGAGAAATTACCGTAATAGTTACGGACGATAAGCAGATAAGAGAATTTCAAAAGATGTACGGTAATTTACCAGTAAATGAAGTTCAATATGAAGAGACAGTAACATATAATGAAGGTAATGAACCTTCAGAAAACTATCATTCCTATACAAAACAAGTAGATATGACAGAGATTGTTGATAAGATAATTACCTTAAGTGAAGGGTTCAATGACTCGATAATGAAGTATAGTGAAGAGTTAATTTCCGTAAAGAGCAAGCAGCTTCTTTTGGAGGATAAAGCCGGGAGAGAAGGCTTGTATCTTCAGGAGATAAAGGACGTTAAAAAGGAAAAGGAAACTCAGCTGAAGGGATTTGTGGCGATAATTACCGTCATTTCCATGCTGCTTGTGATCTGTTTGGGCTTCTTGATTTTTAAACTGGCAAACCCTACTATCATTGAAAAACAGGTTGTAGTTGAAAAAAGAGTTCCGGTTGTGAAGATTGTTACCCCGACAAAGAAGGTTAATAGAAGATAATTACCGGTAAGTGAATGTAAAATTCTCTGCGATATATACTGATAAAAAGGCACTAATAAGTGTCTTTTTTCTCGTTCTTTTCTTTTTCAAAGTTCTTATTTCTGCAATCTTTGTTGCAGAAATGTTTGGTTGTTCGATCAATTAAAGATTTGGAGCGAGTGATTGTATTGCCACAATATGTGCAAGGAACTGATTTCTTAGGCCTCATGGAATACCTCATGATTTGTTGCGAATGATTCTAGATCTATTGTATCAGCTTTTAGCATTTCGGCAAGCTCGATGATTGAGCTCCTGAAGCAGTCTTTATTGTTGGTTTTTATTTCAAATTGGTAATTTTTACTCATTTATGCCCCCAATAATTTAAGTGTAACTTGTATTTTTTTAAGTACGGAATGCCCATAATTAAGAGAAGCACCTTGTTTTTCCAAAGTGTCAATATAATCAGTTAAAGCATTCTCGGCTTCTTTTAAGGTATCTCTGCATATTAATAATAATAGTTTGTAGCTCATTTTAAACTCTTTTCTGCTAGTGCTTGTTCGGCTAAATACTTAATCGAGCATATTTCATTAATTCTACGCTTCAAGGTGGCTTGTCTTAGAATCGGGTATGTCTCTATGCCTTTCAATGCCTCAATCAATATTTTGTTTTTTCTATCAACTTCTATATAATGGTCATTGTTCATATAGATAGAAGTTTTCAATCTTCTGTTTTCGATTTCTAGCCCATCCACTTGCTCTTGTAGGGTGCATATTTTTTTAGTGTAAAATATATTTTCATCAGTGAGTTTATTTAATTCAATGCCGTAGTTTACATTTTTACTTACTAAATCACAGATATTGCATTGGTTTTCTTTTTCTGCCTTGAGTTGTTTTATTTCAGTTCTGTACTCATGAAATGCACATTTTAAGTGGTCTGCTTCTCTTTTGAACTGGAAAACTTGGCTGCGTAATGCTCTTTCATATTGTCTGTATGTTTTAGTAGTAAAATCAAATTGCTCCTGTTGCCGGTTAATTTTTGCTTGCAATTTTTCTTCAAGTGCTGAAAGGCGGTTTGCTTCAGGAGAGCATTCATTATCTGTGCCTTTGTCCGGGCAGTAAGTTGTGTGTGGGCATTGGTTGCAATGTTCTTGTGTCATTTTAATCTCCTTTGGATCTTTGCAAGTCTGCAAGGGCTAAGCTCATAGATTTTGCCAGGCTTAAACGGCTTTCACCTAGAATTATTTCCTGCTCGCAACGAGGGCAAGTAATATAATCCTGCAAAACATCTTTATAGGGCTGATTTGGCATTATTCTTTGGTGAACAGCACAACCTTTTCTGCCTATTATAAGCTCATCAATTTCAACCCCACATTTTTTGCACTTTACAATATGTCTTTCCATTTCTTCGATAGTTCTCATTTATTTGCCTACTTTCAAGTTGTCCGTGGGCTCATGGGGAGTTATCATTGATCCATTAACAATGTAAAGAGGAGGGTTAATTTGTTTTTCCATAAGCCCAGTGAGCATTTTCCGTAACTTTGTACATTCATCTTCTTTTTGGATCATTAATTGAGCGATGTTAAAATCATTATGGCTCATCGCCATGCGGAGAATACCTTCTCGAAAATTTATTTTATGGAGAAGATTATTTGTGTATTCCTGCATGTCGTTTCTGAATTTTTCAAATTCTCTTGTTTTGAGTTTGTAACACTTGCCGCAGTTACCAAGGCAAAGGATCCTATCCTTTCGGGCTTCGCAGTATTTTATACCAATTAGTTTTTTTAAAATATTTTTAATGTTCATTTTTAACCTGCCATTTCTTCTTGATATTGATTTTGGAGTACAAGTTGAGCAAACAAAACGCCAAAGATTTTCTCAAGGACATCAACAACGATTGAATTTCCGGCTTGTTTATAAAGTTGAGAGTTTGACATCCGCTCGATCCTTTCCTCATGGCTGAAAATCCTTTTTCCCTTGTGGTTTGGATATTTTTTTAGAATTTCCTTGCTGTATTCTTGCGAGTAATATTTTGCCTTATAGAAATCTGAATCATCGAAGCCCATAAGCCTCCAACATTCCAAGGGTGTTAGTTTTCTTATGCGTAATTCATAATAAATCTTGGGTTGTCTATTCCCACCCTGCATGGTGTTTAAGGTCGGAGAAATCCCTTCAGGGCTGTAAACCCTTCTTACTTGCTCGTTGCCTTTTATGTCGAGTAATCCGATTTGTATTATTTTATATCCATTCCTTAGTGCTGATTTTGCACAATTTGGAGTTATAACCCCTATGGTGTCTTGGTCTTGCCTTATTTTAGAATTATAATCGTCATAAACTATATTATTTTCCAAAACATAGTTATCTTTTTGTACGGTTGTAATTGTGTTTGTGCATGAGCTGCGGTTTAGTTCCAATTGCTGTTGGATGCTCCCATCTTCATTATAACGTCCTCGGCAAGCTGCTATTTGAACGTCCATAACTACTTGTTGCGGAGCTGTTGTTATGGTTTGAGCAACGCCTCTGCCCACTCTGCCCCTTCTAGTTTTTGAGTTTGGGTGTTCAACATTTATGCTATCGCCGACTTCCGCTACGGCATAACCTTTTTTTGTGGCTTCTTTTACTGTTACTAAATCCCAAATATGTTTATCAATCGATCCAGGCCCTTCATTTTTTATGATATCTGCCATGTCCATTTTGCATAAACTGTTTATTAAGGTTTTTACTTTTTCGCTGTCGATGTAGTATTTTTCATCTACAGGAGATTCCAATAAATCTTTTAGTCTGAATTTTAATACTTCTTTTTTGGGGAAAGAAAAAGGTTGCTCGACATCTTTCCGGATGCTCAGGGCAAAAACTCTCTCCCTATTTTGTGGTATTCCATAATCCTTTGCATTCAAAACTTGCCAGTGAGTGTTGTAGCCAAGCTCATCAAGGTATTTTATCCAGTCATTAAACTTTTCTTTATTTTGTCTCCCAACCAAGTTTTTAACATTTTCAAGTAGAAGATATTTAGGCAAAGAGTTATCTATTTTTGCAACTTCCAAAAGCCTTTGAACTTGATACAAAAGACCGGATCGAGTTTCTTTGTTTATTCCTCGTTGCTTTCCGGCAACTGATATATCTTGGCAAGGGAATGAATAAGTCCAAAGGTCGGCATAATTTAATCTTTTTGCTTGAGAAATATCGCCGTAGTTAAAAGTTTTGCCAAAAACCGCCTCGTAGCTCTGTATTGCGTATTTGTCTATTTCGCATATTCCAACTACCTTGTGCGGTATCCCTAATCTTTCAAGCGCTTTTTTTTGGGCTCCAATTCCGCTGAATAGCTCATTTATTGTAATTACCTCTCCCATATTATCCCTGCTTTCTTAATTTTAGTCTGATTTTGCGGTGGTCTTTTTCCAAAGTTTGTAGTAACAATTTTTATTTTCTTCGCATGAACTGCTGCTCACGTTTGTAGGTTTGCCATTTATAAGCCCTCTGCCCAAGTTTGCACACATGCAACAAATTTTGCCGTCCTTTTTAATTGCAAATTCACAAATCACTTTATCCCCCTGCGGAATAATCCTTTATCATTTTTCTCACAGAGTTCAAACTCAATATCAAAAACGTTTTCATTTATTTTCAAGTCAGAGTTTTTGCCGTTAATTATATTGATATCCATGATGTGTGCGTACAATCTTTTGCTTTCATCATCTTTGGAGGGATAGCCACAGGCAAAGCAAACTTTGCTATATAGTATGTCTTTAAGCCTTTGATACCAAAAGCCAGTAAACTCTCTATACTCGTGGGTTTTTTCTCCTGATTTGATTTTTTCAAACCATTCTTTTTTTAGATTAAATGTGAGCATTTTTTCTCCTTTAAAATAGTTTTGGTTGGCTTTTGAAATTTCTTACTATGATTTGTTTTGGTAGAAAATTCCAACAATAGTACGCACTTGAGAAGTTTATCTGTTTGCCGTGAGTTTGATTTTTGAAGGTCATACGTTCATCAAACATCAGTAACTGAAGATCTTTTTCTGCAAAAAGTTTCATAGGGGCTCTGTCATTTAGCCAAGCCACAGTCATAATCAGGGCAAAAGGTTTGTTGAAGCTTAGTGCTCGTGCAAAGATTTCTTTTTTGCCGGTGAAAGGTGGGTTGCTCAAAATTAGATCCCACTCTTCAGGCTCATAATTGTAGAAGTCTTGGCCGTTGTCGATATGAGAGAAAACCACTTTAAAATTGTTCTCCTGAAGCACTTTGACAAATTCGCTCTCTTCAGTATCAAAAGGGCACCAGATAATTTTATTTTTAAACGGTTCCAAAAATTCAAGAAGCGGCTCCACTGCATATCTTTGCGTGTAACATTCATCGTTCTTGCCTGAAGATGTATGAATGAAATTGTAATCTCCGGGCCCGTTATTTGGTTCTTTTTCTGAAATTGTTTTGAGTTCTAGCATTATTTATCCTTTAAATACTTTCAATGCGGTTATTCCTGAGTTTTTGAACATTCTGCAATTGTCCTCTTCGTCGTCGATCGCAAAGAGGATGTTTAGATCAAGATCTGCTTGCAGTTCCTTCAGGAGCATTTGCTTGACCTCTGCCGATGGCCTTGTGTCATTCAGCGGCCTCATTGCGAGCGTGAACGACTTAAAGCCCAAATTGGTTCTCAAAAACTCTTCAGTGATCTCCCTGATTTCTTCGCTTCTTGCTGTGATGAAGATGATAAAGTGAGATTGAGAATACTTTTTTATCAGATCTACACACCATGGATTTGGTATGCAGCGATGTACATTTTGATGAAAATAATCCCACAGATCATTTCCCCACAATTGCTTGTGAGCAGCTTCATCAAAAATAAAACTTGTTTTGCAGAGGCATTCATCAATATCTGCAATTATTGCGTTAACCTTTGGCATTGCTTTACCTTCCTAGGGCTTCTTTTGCTTGTTTTATGTAATCGTTAACTTCTTTTTCTAGCTCTGCATCTGACGGCTCTTTGCCTGATAATGCCACTGAAACATCTATAATTGAGAGCTGAAGTGCTTTCAGCCTTACAAGTGAATCTGAGTATAGACCTTTATTTTGTTGTATTAGTCCATCATTACTGCTTGCCAGTTGGTTGATTTCGTTTACGCTTAATGGTTTTGACATAGTTTTTACCTCTTTCTTATCTGTGGCATTTTTCGCCTTTAAAATCGCTTATTTTTTTACCAGAGAAACAACCCATCGGAGAGTTGAGCGGTTGTTTTTGCATTCCGTTGCTGCCGCATGATTGGTTGCCGTTATAACCGGTTTGGCATTCAACGCAGAGTGTCATTCCTGCATCAATCATTGTTTCTTGTCGTTTTGTGTATTTCATTGGGTTCTCCTTCTAATTTTTTTCTTCAAACAGGGAGAGCGAATCAAGATCTTTTTTTATGGTTTCGATAATGCAGCTTTCTCCGCAGTATGAGCAATAAGCTTTTTCAAATTTCTTTTCGTATTCTATCCATCCGCTGTGTTCCGTTTGGGTTTGAATAGTGACATATACTGATTTCATTGAGTTCTCCTTTTTTTAGTGCTTAATGATGAGGGTAAAATTATGTAAATTACCCTCACGATAAAAACTAAAAATCTGCTAATACAAGTAGGTCTGTTTTGTCCTTCAGGCTATCCTTGACAAATTCAGCCTCATCAATAATTGCCTGCTCTTCGTTTGTTTCCCAGTCGGGGATCTGAACGCCGATTGCAATTTGATTGCTTTTTGTATTGAAAAATAACAACTCTACCAAGTAGGTATATTTCTCTTCTCCTGCTTTTGCAAAAGGTACAACGCATTCAAAGCTTGCCGGAAGCACTAAATCTTCATCGGTGCCGTCTTGCAGTTTGTAGGTACAAGTGAAGCTTGCATCTGCATTGCCTTCATCATCAAATATTGGTTGACTGTTCATTTCAGAACGCCCAACAACTCTGATTTTTGAGCAGCGTTGATACAAAGTTGCAAAATCAGTTATGGAAGGTTTTAGCTTCTGAAGCATTGTTAAAAATTCTTCATGGTCTAAAGTCGCTCCTTTATACGATTTTAAAATTTTGTATTGTTCTGAGTTTAAACGTGTATAGGTGCAATGTCCTCTGTTATAGTTATCATCAGCTACGAAAGAGCCGCCTACTAGGGTTATTCTAGAGGTTGCAAATTTGCCTGTGAGGTTTTCACGTCTTTTGAGTTCTTCGTCTATGAAGTTTACAAAAGCCTTTGCGGAGTGGACTTCTTGGTTGGCAGCGTTGGCAACTTTTGTTTCATAACAACTTTTTGAATCGTTGTATGTTGCTTCGTGCTCCGTGTCTCCTGAGTAATCGCCGTATGTTTTCACGATGATATGTTCAGGTCGGTTGCGTAATAATACGTCTGTTACTAATTCTTTTAACATTTTGTTTGCCTTTCTTTGTTTTTTAGTAAATGTCGCTACTTTCCCGACTGGTCAGAGTTAGTTTTTCTTATTCGTCCAGAGTTACATCTCGGTCACTCTCCACGGCATCCAATACACGGCAAGGGATGCAGCTTGTTGTTCCGTGCGTTCTTGCATTATCTTTTGATTTTGTGGACGTTCTGCGGATCAAGCAGCTTCATTTGGTTTGGATCGTCCATGTACAATCTGCCTTTTAGGTCACGATACATTGTTGTGCCTGTGGCCTGGCCTTTTGGTTTTTTGCCTTCAACTTCAGCTGAGATCTGCATTTCGTTTGCTTTTACACAAGTGAAATTGAGAGTAATTTTTATTGAGCCGTTTTTGCTGTATTTATTCACGGCCTGCATTACATCTTTAATTTCGTTGTTGACTGCATCAATTAAAAGCTTTGTTCTGTCGTTGTAATCACTTGCTCTGACTTCGGCGAGGATGTTTTCAAATAAAATCTCCTCTTCGATGCTGCATGATTCAACCTGTGCGGTTTTTTCTTCCTGTTGTTCTGTTGGTTCGTTTTTAACCATCGTTTTCTCCTTCCTGTTGTTGTAATTCTATTGGCTTAAATATTTCAAATATTTCATCTGATTCTTCTTTGATGATGTACTGGTAGCCGTTTCCCATTGTTTTAAAAAGTCCGTTTGACATCCAGTTGCATTGAGGACAAATTAAGGTGTCTGTTATCATGCTTCCGCAGGTTGAGCAGATATATAATTTGCTTGGGAACTTGTTGTTAAATTCTCGTCTTGTTTCAAAAATCTCAACATTCAATTTCATTGTCCTTTTCAAATTGTTCATCAATCATTTGCTCGTGAGCCTTCCTTTGTTCTTCAGTCCTTCCGGTGTAGCCTTCAGCCCAGTATATGCAAGTGATTTGTCTTGGTAATCTTTCCACCCCTGTTAGTCCTTTTTGTTTCCGGTATCAATCCATCCTTTATTGCTTCTTGCGTTTATTTGATTGACCGTTATGCCCTTTTTAGAGGTTATTCCGATAACGTAGCCGGTAAACAAACTTAAAATTATTGAAATTGTTAGTGTCATTTTTTCGCCTTTCGCTTTTTTGTAATTTCGAAGTATACATAAACTGTTTCCGGTAAAACCGGTTCGGCATTTTGCTTATCCATTTCGTACAATAGTTCCCAAAATTTTTCAGGGGTTAATTGTAGTGCATAGTCAAGGATTGTTTGCCTTTCTGAAGCGGTTAATTCAGGCTTTTTTATTAGCTCATCGTATTCTGCCCTTTTAACCATTTTTTATGATAATCCCTTTGGCCGCAGCTTGAGCCATTTTTCGCTCTAGATCTTTTTCAAGTTTGGCCGTTGATATTTTCAGTGCCTTGTTGCGTTTGATCTTTCGCACGATATTTTGTATTTCTGATGTCAATCTGTCTTGATACATTTACTTCTCCTATTCCCTGTAAGCCCTTAATTAACTAAGCGTGATGACTAACTGCATTAGTGCGATAACCATAAAATAAGTTGCCTTGCCATAGATTCCTTTTGCCTGGTAGCGTAAAGAAAATAAAGAGTTAATAGAAAATAAAACCAAATTGACAACTTTTAAAAAAGATAAAAAATTATTCACTTTCGCCTTCTTTCTTTGTTTTAACTATTTCTTTGATTTCTATTTTTTTGTAAGGAATTAATCCAAACAATTTTTTAACTTCATGGCCTGTGATTATTTCTTTTGAATGAAATTGGCAATCATTGTTTTTATTTATTTTTTCGGGGCAAGCACAACATTCTTTTCTGATCGGAGTGTCATACTCGATTTGTGCATTTTTACATGTGCAAAAAGCAAAAGGCATTGGTATCGCTATGGGTGGAGAAAAGCCATATCCCATCTGAAAGTGAATTGGTCTAAAATAGTAGTAACAATCACCGCAATAAACTTTATTTTCATTTTCCATAATTCTGATTCCTTTATTTTGTAAGCCCTTAATGATGAGGGTAAAATACTGTAAATTACCCTCACGATAAAGGTTTAATCGTTTTCTGTATCTAATCCAATGGGCATTGGGGGCGGTGCCGTCAACGGCTCTGAATAATAAGAAATATCAGTATTGACAAAAACCTCTGATGAACCGAAAGAGTTTACGAATCCGGCAATTTGCTCTATCAAGTTGCTTTGTCTTTCCTTGATTTTTCTTGTATTCTCGGCCGATACTGCCTGGCTTGATGCAAATTCAAGCTCCAGGTCGGATACGTCGATCAGCTCGATGAACTTTACATCTATTCGATGAGATATTAACATCTTGTGCCCATCCTGTGCTTCGTTAACAAAGGCATCAAGCTTTTCTCGTCTTTCTTTCGCTAACGCCTGATGGTGTTCATATGCAGTTGCCCCTGCTTCTGCTTGTTGTCCTAATGTTTGAGTTGACATAGTTTTGTCCTTTCTTTGTTTGTGAGTTACTTCTTTTGCGTTATTCCGCATTGCCAACAGGTGTATGTGCCTTCGTACGGATCATAAGAAAAATCATGATGTCCGAAAAAGCATTTCAGCCTGGCAATGATTCTGTCTAAAAAACTTGGTGGCTTCATCGGTTTACCCTTCCTTTTTAATAAAACTTTTGCAATTCTCATCTCCGTCAGGATTTGGCATCATTGCGTCAATACCCCAGCGTTTGATTTTTGCTTTGCTTAGATAATTTATGCATAACTTCTTATTTGGGCAGCTTGTTTGGCCGCAAGGGTATGTTCCTAGTTGTTTTGTTTTCATCGGTTTGCCTTTCTGCTCGCTTTTTGAAGTTTGTTCATTTTGCGGTTGCGTTTTTTGATCTTAATTTTTTGTTCGTGGTTTAGCATTGGATCTCCTTTCTCCGGTTCATTTCAAGTATCATATTGTCGAATAATTTGTATAAATCACAATCAGATAAGATGTGAAGATTTTGACTAGCGAGCTGAATATTTATAGAGTTCATGAGCTCTTCGTCTGTTAAATCGCTGCGGATCAATAAGTATTTACTATCTGCCATTTTATTTATCCCTCAATTCGTAGTTTCTGATTAGCGACTGGATTAAAAATACGCCGTTTTTGTGGGTTCCTTTTGTCATTACCTTCTCGCCGTCCTCCACAAGAGACACTGCCCAGTACACGCACTGGTGAGTTACTCCGTCTTTGTCAACCAGGGTGAATACGGTTTTACTGTTGCCTGTTTGAAAGTTGACAAGTTCGCTTCCCCCAACAACCGTGCCGCCAAGAAATTCATAAATAGGTTTTTGTTTTTTATGCCATTTCTTCATCCTAGGCCTGCTCTCTGCAGAACAAAACCGCCGCCTTGATTGCAGCCTGCTCGCCCTCTTGCAGTAAAATTTCTCTGTAAATGCTTTGTGCTTCAAGTTTTACTGGCTGAGTGCGGTGTTTGTACTCGTTATAATCCGATAGGCAAGTGTCTGCTTGCTGTAACTGTTCTGCAATTTCCTCTTCCGCAGGGGAGAGATAAGTTTCATCAAGATAATAATCGTTATTTAAAAATGCGTTCCACTCTTTGAGGATGGTTTTCAATGTCGGTTTTTTCTTGCCGTCTTTAAGTTTCCATCCTTTTTTTGCGTTGTCGAAAATAAGCTGCCAATTTTCAAGAAATTTATTTTTAAATACAATTTCATTATTTTTGTTGCATATTTGGGCAATCTGCTCACGAACATCCATGCTTGCGTTGTATTTTATATCAAGGGTTGTGCTGTAATAGTCGAGAATAGCGGTTATTATTTCATCATCGCCTTGAATTACTTCTGTGTCGGGTGATTCTCCACCTGTGGGGTTTTGCTCTGCTTTTTCTCGTCGATCTTTTTCCCATCTTGCATCTGCAGCTTTTTTCTTGTTCGCCTTGTTATTTTCCACTTTAAAAAGATTTCTTAAAACTCGGTTGCTTATATATTCATTATTTTCGATGTAAAATAAATCTTTTCTATCTAAAACTTTTTGAAGAAATTCTAGTTCAACTTCTAAATGCTTGGCAAGGATGGAGACGTGGTTTGTCGGGAGTTTATTTTCATGCATAAACTCAACAACATCCCAAAAAATAGCTTTGCCTTTGTGCCCTAAGTCTGCTCTCAAGGTTAGCAACTCCATTGTGTTTCTTGCCCCCAGGTCGTGTTGTAAATATGGTTTTATTACTTCCATTGATGTTTAAATTCCTTCTTTACGCTGCCGTTTGTTCTTTAACAAGTTTTTCGATTTCTTCCTGAAGCTGAGCAATTTGCGGATCCGCTTCATAGGCCATTTTTATTGGTTGATTCAATTCGTCAAATTGGCCTGCTGCCTTTTTGTTTTCAATTTCAATTATTGCTTTTGTGATTGGTGATAACTCGCATTTGCACTGGTCAACAACGATGTAATAATCAGTCATTTTTCTGATGTTCACATCTTCGTTTAAATCCGCCATTGCTCGCATACTTTTTTTTGCACTTCGTTCTAATTGTATTGACATTTTCTACTCCTTTTGTATGATTTTGCATTATAAATAACGCTATATTACCCACATGGGTATTGCGTTATTGTCCGTTTTATACTACATTGTAATTAAGAAATTATATGGGGAGAATGTTAGTTTTAAATTAACTTCTCCCTTATTTTTTCTTATCAAGCCATTCTGACATTCCTTCTTTGAAGCATTCGCTCCTAGAAGAATACTTATCCCGAACTTTGATAACATCAATTTCATCCCTCATTGAAGGTTTCATTGATACATTAAAGTTTGTGCAAGGCTCTTCCGCTATACGTTGATCTTTCATTCCTCAAATACTCCACATACTACCGTTAACTGTTAAAATAAAACAATAATAAACTAACAGTTAAGATGTGTCAATACAATACGTCCAAGTGGACACATTAAATTTACATTTATTTATAATAAAAGGTTAAAAACGAGCAATATCAGCAAAGTTTATTTTAAGAAAAAGAAGGTGAGAAAAGAAAAATGTCAATTCAAAACGAACAAAACGAATTTTTTGAAAAATTGAAAACCCAAGGCGGCCGATTGGAATATTTCATGGAGTTAAAAAAAATTAAATCGCAGCAAAAGCTTGCCGACAGTATAAAAGTTTCCAAGTCGTCGGTCAATAAGGTTCTTACCTCATCAAGTAATTTTGAGGTAAAAAATTATATTAAATTGTACGAGGTTTACAAATTAAGTCCAAATTGGCTTATTCTTGGCGTTGAGCCAATGTATTTGGATGGTAAGAATGCAGTTTCCATAGTAAATAGCGGACGAATAACCGCTGAGCTTGTCGAGGCGACACGAAAAATAGCCAGAGAGGAACTTAATCTGTTGCTAGATGAACGTGGTCTATAAGGCTTTTCATTATAGCCTTAGCCTCCGCTGGGAAAATTAATTTCAATGCCGTAAAGATTTTCTCGATGTCTTTGGTGTTCATATTTCGCTCCTATTAGACTGATACTCATGTATCTTCGGCTATTTCTGAATAAAATTAAATTGTAAAGCTCAAAATACTTAATACATGAGTGTTTTGAGCTTTAACTATATGTATTCGCACTGGAATATTAAGTTTTCTTGCGTAAAATAGCTCTATGAGTAGAATTACAAAGAAAGTCGGCATACGGATTACGGAGTTACGGAAAGAAAAAGGGCTAACGCAAGAAGATCTTGCCGGTCTTTCCAAACTGCACGTTTCTTATATAAGTGCGGTCGAAGGTGGCCGTTATAGCGTAGGCATAGACAATTTAAATAAAATAATAAAGGCTTTAAATATTTCTTTCGTTGAATTTTTTGAAGGATGTTAAAACCATTATAAAATATTGATGCAGTTGAAATGCAGCCATATTTGATTGCATAAAATATATTTATGCAGACATTTATGCACTGCATAATCTTCTGCATACTTCTCTGCAAATGCAAGGTTTATGCTAGAAGAGAAGAGAAGAGAAGAGAAGAGTAAAGAAGAGAAGAGTAAAATATACAATATGTATATTTTATAACGAGGAGAAAAGAAAAAGTTTTAAAATTTCCTTTCAAGGTGTGAGGTTCGAGGGATTGATGAAAAAATCCTAAAGTCGTTCAAATTGCCTGCAAATATAGTTATAATGCCACTATTGGGGCGGTTCTTTTGCGTGCGGTAAAAATTAAGAAATGTAAACATGAATTTTTTCCAGTAAAATTGAAGGTTTGATCCTAATTGTGGGTAGGCCTGTATCTTAACTGTTAATGCGGTTTTGAGAAATGTAGTATATGTTTATTCTTGTAATTTGCTCGGACAGCTTACAAAGGTTTTTCTCCTTTTTGGAGAAGCAGGGATGTATAATCGCTAAGCGATGACGAGCGTTAAATTACAGGGTGTGCTATGGCACTGGGAGATGGAGTTCAGGAGTTAGGAGATTTGGGGAGTTGTTTTTATTTTCGCATTGTTCAATAAAATTCAAGCAAGATGAAACTTGGCACTTGAAAAATAACAAAGATTTTTATGATCGCCGATTAGAGATTGGCATCTGCCCTGACTGTGAAAGAGATATTGTCATTCTAATTGAGACAAGAATCTCTGATAATGAGGTTTTTATGCAGCAAGAAGTTGATGAAAAAGCCTTAAATCTTATGAAAAAGTGTAAAAATCAGGTGATAAAAGCACATAAAACAGTGCCTAAAGGTCGTTTGTTCGGCTTTATCTACGGATTAAACACCGAAAGACACAACAAAGACGGCAAGGTTACTTCAATTAACCAAAGATCCTGCGACTGGCAAGGTCATACTGCCAAGGTAAGAACAATAAAGGTCAAGTGAGTATGTTTGAGAAGTGGGAAGATTTTCCTTCCATTGTGACAAATGATTTTTTGCAAATATTTTGCGGTGATTTGTTAGGCGATGGGATATCAAGACAGGTTTATCAATGCACTATTGATAAAACATTGGTTATTAAAGTTGAGCATGCTCGGACATTTCAAAATGTTATAGAGTGGGATGTTTGGGATTGTGTGAAAGACACCGAATTCTCCAAATATTTTGCTCCTTGTATAAGTATCTCGCAAGGTGGCCACGTTCTCCTTATGAAAAAAACTTCTCCAATGAAAAAGTATCCTGAAAAGATTCCTGCCTTCCTTACTGACACCAAGAGGGCTAATTACGGACAATATAAAGGTCAATTCTGTTGTCACGATTATGGTAACAACTTATTGATTGAAAAAGGTTTAACCAAAAGGCTTGTAAAAGCTAATTGGTGGTAAAAGTTTTAAAATAATAATCTCTCTTCTGAGATTTCCTCCGGAGAGCTTCTTGTAAGCTCTCCACTCCTCTCTAAGCAATATGAACGGTGAATACAATGGAAAGCAATCTGCCCAACCTTACAAAAGGACAACAAAACTTTCTCTTGCGTTACTTCCATCCTGACAATGGAAAGAATGCAAGCGAAGCGTACCGTTATGCCTTTAATGCAAGCAAGATGAAGGGTAACACTGTTTGGAAAGAAGCTTCAAAACTCTTAAATAACCCCAAGGTTACCCCATGGGTAAAATACTACGAAGCCAATCAGGCAGAGGTTATGAAGGATGAAATCAATTATTCAGCAAGAGATTGTTTCAATGAATTGAATAACTTGTTAGAAATTGCACTTGAAGAGCAAGGAAAGTATAAAGAGCCTAATCTTTCAGCAGCTTCAAAGATTATTGAACTCAAGGGACGTATCGGTGGAGCGTTCAAAGAAGATAACGAGCAGGTGAAAGAACAAACAACTATCAACATCGTGAGGCCTGCTTAATGGCTGTGTGGGATGTAAAACTAAATAAGTATCAGGATTCATTTATTTTTGCTGAGGAAAGATACTCTGCAATAATTTCTGCGGTTGGTACGGGTAAAACATTTTCGTTTTTGTTCAAGGCCTGGAACTTCTGCCAAAACAATCCAGGATCCTTGGGCTTGATAATCAGAAAAGAATACACTGACTTGAGAGACAGTACCATAAAGGATTTTGAGCGATACTTCGGGGTTAAGATAAACCAATCTAACAAGGAATACGAGTTCAAGAACGGTGCAAAGATAATGTTTCGACACGGTGATATGACTGATATCAACGTATTGAAAAACATTAACCTTTCTTTCTTCGGGGTTGAACAGGCTGAAGAGTATGAATCAGATGATATATTTGACTTCTTGAGAGATAGATTGAGACGGCAAGGTACTTCCCGATGGGGAATGATTATTGCTAACGCTAACGGTCACAACTGGTGCTACAAGCGTTTTATAAACGGTGCTACATGTAAAACTATTAATGCAAAAACAGGTGAGTTTGAATATCGTAAGGATAATTACCTTGCATGCACTGCAAACTCTTTTGCAAACGCTCACAACTTGCCTGATGATTTCATTGCTGACTTGAAAGCAATGGAGATTGAAGCACCTGAACACTATTACCAATACATTATGAACAGTTTTGAGCATACTGAATCAGATGATTTCTTATTCTCTCAACAAGATTTTGAGCCTAAGATCTTCGCTAAAACTGGTACAGGATTTAGAATTGCAGCATTAGACGTTGCACGGATGGGAAAAGATCAATCAGTTTATAAGGTTATTGAATACTTTGGATCTCAACAATGGAAAGAGATCTATTCCACAAGTTGGAGTAAGCAACCGATCACATACACTTCGGGCAGAACGCTTGAGCTCTCCAATGAATGGGCAGTTAATATGATTGTCATTGACGGTGATGGGCTTGGTGCAGGTGCGGTTGATACGCTCAGAGAGAGCAAGTTCAATATCATTGAATATCGTGGCGGTATGGGCGGTAATTCTGAATACTTCAATAACAGAGCTATTGATTATTACAGGCTTAAAAACGCTATTATAAAGGGTTACCTGGATTTGAAATACGAAGAGACAAAAGAAAGCCTTTTGACTATCAAGTATTTATTCCAGAACAACAAACAGAAAAGAATTGTCGGCAAGAATGAGATGCGATCCAAGGGTTACTCCTCGCCTGATAATGGAGACACCATTATGATGGCTTTTCACGGTACTCAATTTGCTGACTTTAACGACACAGGGCGTAGTTCAGGGGTTATTACACTTCCTGACTATGATCCATTTTACGAAGATTAAGGAAAAGAATTATGTGTGATCCAATTTCAATCGCAATCGGTACAACCATTGCAGGATTTGCAGGTGCCTCAGTTGGTACTGCTGCTGCTGCAACAGGGGTTGCCGGTATTATCACAGCAGGAACGGCTGCTGCAATCGGTGCCGGTGCAATAGGCCTTGGTGCTACTGCAATAGGAGTTACCGCTTACAACATGGGTAAATCTAACGGTGGTAACAATAGTTCTTCCACGGCCACGACAGTTCAGCAAACTCAGGCAGCTCAAACGGCTGATACAACTTCTGTAACGGCTAATAACGATGCAAGAAGTAAGGCTGCTGCTGCAAGTGCGTTAGGTACTATCAAAACAACATCTCAAGGGGTGTTGGGCTCAGGTTTAGCTACAACTCAAAAGAAAGATTTGTTAGGTTTATAGATGCAAAAAAGTCATTTCGTTAAAAAGTTAGCAGAATTAGATAAGGCGTACAACAATATCGTGCCAGTATGGCGTGAGTTGGCTGAATACTTCGAGCCTAGAACATCAAAGTTCTTAGTCCAGGATGTAAACAAGAAGCCTAAGTTCTCCCCAAAGATTAAAGATAGCAGTCCTGCTATGGCTGTTAGAAACTTCTCTTCGGGGATGATGTCGGGTGCAACAAGTCCTGCTCAGAAATGGTTTAAAACATCTGTTGGCAATTTCCAAAAGCCTAGCTATTCTGTAAAAAGTTGGTGTGCTGTTACCGGTGATTTATTTAGAGATATCTTTTCATCGTCTAACATTTATCAAAACTTCCCTAGAGTTTATGAGCAGCTTGGCATCTTTGGTATTTCTGCGATGTGTCTTGAAAAAGATTTTAGCACCGTTATGCGTACAAAGGTGCTTCCGATTGGATCATATAGAATTGCAAAAGATTTCACCGGCAAGGTTGATACCTTATACCGTGTCTATACTGAAACCGCTCAGAACTTAGTTGAAGAGTTTGGTGAAGAGAATTGTAGCGAAAGAGTTAGAACGGCTGCTGAAGAGAACGGTGAAACTCTCATTGAGATAGTTCATGCAGTTGAGAAAAACCGTGATGCAGATGGTGTTGGCAAGTTCGCAAAGAAAAAGAAATTCATATCAGTTTATTTTGAACGCTGCGGTGAGGATGAAATGTTCTTGCGTGAAAGCGGATTTGATGCTTTTCCTTATGTAGTGTTTGAAGCTGATGTAAACGGTGAAGATGTTTATCCTTCTAAATGTCCTGGAATAATTGCACTGCCTAACGTAAAACAACTTATGGCAATGATAATCAAGAAGGCAAAAGCAGTTGATAAAATGGTTGATCCTGCCCTGAAGGGTTCTGCAACTTTAAAAAACAAACAAGTATCAAACAATCCTAATACATTCGTGCCTATCCCTGATACCGCTACAAACGGTTTATCAGCGATACATGAAGTCAATCCTCAAGTCTTGCAGCTTAGCAATGACATTGAGGCCTTGAAAGCAACCATCGGGCAGATCTTCTACAATGATTTATTTGCAATGTTGGTTAACTCAAATTATACGCAACCTCGTTCTGCAACTGAGATACAAGAACGTCAACAAGAAAAAATGGTGCTTCTTTCTCCTTTGCTTGAGCAGATTATCACTGCATTGAAACAAATTATGGAGTGGTTGTTCTTAACTTCAATAGAGCTTGAGATCCTTCCTGAGCCTCCTGAAGAGATCCAAGGCTCTGAGTTTAAAATTGAATTTGTTTCAACTCTAGCACAAGCTCAAAAAGCAGGCAGGATTGGCGGCATAGAAAGATTTGTTACTTTCGTTTCCAACTTAGGTGCAACGGTTGATCCATCTGCGGTCATGAAATTGAACGTGCCTGAAATCATTGATGATTATGCAGAGTATGCAAACATCGAGCCTGATCAGATTGTTCCTAATGAGATTGTCGCAGCACAAAAGGCTGCCGCTGCTAAACAAAAGCAACAAGAACAGGTAATGCAAAACCTTCAACAAGGTTCTGAAATAGTCAACAACATGGGTGGGGTTGATGCCTTCGGTGCAAATTTGGATAAAAGAATAGGGATTTAATAAAGTTTAGTGGTGCTTTCATAAGAGCTGAAAGTTAAACGAGAATACCGCCAGTTCTTTGGAACTTAAACTAACGGCCGCTTTTTAATTGGAGAAATAAATGTATCAACAGATCAAAGAAGATGATTTGGAGCTTGTTATAAACAATGTTGCCAAAACTAAAGATGGGCAAAAGCTATTCTCACACCTATTGGCCATCTCCGGAGTGGATGAGCCTGTATATTGCGGTGATAGCAAGGATGTTGTTAGAAGTATTCGTGCTGACTTCGGATTAGAAATAAAAACAATGCTATTTGAAAATGCGTTTGATGTGTACACGGAAATATTAAGAAAGGGAATCGACAATGAGTGATTTATACAACACGGACAATCAAGAAAACCAAGAGCAAGATGCTCAAAAAGAGGGAAGTTCTGAAGATCAAGAGAACGAAAACCAGGAGCAAGGGAATCAAGAACAGGACAAAGAGAATCAAGATTCTGAAAACCAAGCAGATCAAGGTGGCCAAGAAGAAAAGCCTACCGATGATGCGGACAATCAGCAAGAAGAAAATCCTGCTGACAAAATAGAAAAACAAGAAAAGCCTGAGAAGTCTGAAGGCCAAGAAGAGCCGGATGAAGAGAAGGCAAAACTGTTTGGCAAGCCTGATAAGTACGATTACACAGGCGTTTTGCCTGAAGGTATGAATTTAGACGAATCGGCTGCAACTGAATTTGATGGAATCGCAAGTGAATACAATATGTCGCAAGAGGGTGCGAGCAAAATAATGGCTCTAGCCGCTAAGCATACTGAGCAGACAGTCAAGAAAGTTCTCGATGCTCAAGCTCAGGCACTGGAAGCCAAAGTAGCAACGTACGTTCAATCGCTGAGGGAGGACAAAGAGATTGGTGGGGCAAAGTTAAATGACTGTTTAATTACAGCTAATTTGGCAGCTTCAAAAATGATGGATGCAGAGATGCAAGAGCTATTCGCTCAATCCGGATTAAACAATCATCCCAAGTTCGTAAAAATGTTCATGGAGCAAGGCAATCTGATGAAAGAAGATCACATTCTAGATGCGAACAATCATTCATCTGAAAAGCAAAAAACAACGGCGGCCGCTATGTATGGCGACACAACACCTGACAAAAAGGTCAAGTAAGTAACTAGGTAGGTAGAAACAATTAAACAACGAAAGGGAAATACATTATGGCAACATTAGGAAAAACGTACATGACTCTTGCTGATGAGATCAAGCAACGTGACGGAAAAGGTAACATCGTATCGCATGTTATAGAATTACTTCATCAGACAAACGAATTACTAGGTGATGCAAACGTAATTGAGTGTAACGATGGTACATCTCACTTACACACCATCAGAACTGGATTACCGACTGCGGTATTCAGAAAGTTCTACGGTTTTGTGCCTCCTTCTAAATCAGAAAATGCACAAGTAAAAGACGGTACAGGTATGCTAGAGGCTTACTCAGTCGTTGATAAAGATCTTGTAGAGAAATCAAAAGATCCTCAACAATTAAGATTGAATGAAGCTGCTGCGTTCATCGAAGCGATGAATGACCAAATGCAAACTACGTTCTTCTACGGTAATACTTCTGATGATAACGCTAAGTTTGACGGCTTGGCTGTTCGTTATGGAAAGAAAAGTGCACTTAAAAGCAACATTGGTTCAAACATTGTTGATGCAGGTGGTACTGGTTCCATTAACTCTTCAGTATGGTTCGTTACTTGGGGTGATTTACACACTTCTTTATTGTTCCCTGAGAACACGGCTGCAGGTATCAAGCGTGAAGATGATGGCGTAATCACTGAAACTGATGCTAACGGCGGTAAAAGAAAAGTTTACCAAGAGCACTTCAAGTGGGATACTGGTTTGGCTTTGGCAGATTGGCGTTCTACTGCTCGTGTTGCAAACATCGACACGACTGCATTGCTTGCCGGCACTGTCAAGATTGACGACTTCATGCTCGCTGCATACTACAAAATCAGAAAGTATTCTAAAACTGGTAGAACAGTTATTTATGCTAACTCTGATGTATTGCTTGCATTGCATAAAATCGCTAAATCTCAAGCAAACGTTCACTTGTCAATCGGACAATTCCAGGGTGAAGAGGTTGTTATGTTCTTAGGCAAAGTGCCAATCAAAGAATGTGAACAAATCCTAAACACAGAAGGTACCGTAGCTTAATAGCTGCGGTTGGGCTTAACACGTAAAAAACAAAGTAATACATTAAAAAACACGAAAGGAAAACATAAGATGATTATGGACGGAACATTGATCTTTTCAGATCAGCAAGCTGTAACGGCTTCAGCAGTCTCCACGAATGTTCTCTACACAGGACAAAGAGAGCTTTCATTCGGAAACGACTTAGATTTATCAATCAGAGTAGGAGCGGATTTCGCTACTTGTACATCATTACAGGTAATAATCCAAACTTCTGTTGATGAAGCGTTTACATCTCCAGTAGCAATTGCAACAAGCCAAGCGGTACCTGTTGCAACACTTAAAAAAGGGTTTACATTCCCTGATTTGAGAGTTGTACCAAAAGGTAACCTTGGGTACTTGAGATTGAGCTATGTTATAGCAGGATCTGCTGCAACAACTGGTAAAATCAACGCAGCTATTGTTAACGGACTTCCTGAAAGTTACGACGATATGTAGTGAATTTGGTAGGGGAGCAATCCCCTACCTTTTTCTAAACCAAGGAGAACAACATGGCTAAAAATGAAGGATGCACTCCTGCTGATTCGGGTAAATACGATGATTGGGCAGTGCAAAGTGCACTTGATACTTTGATTAGAGCTGAAGAGATCAAGGCTGATAAGAAATTAATGGCATTGATTGACAAGGAAAAAGTCAAAAGGCAAGAGGCATTGAATAAGTTAGGGGGCAGCGTAAAGCCCGAAAAAAGTAAAGCTGAAGAGCTATACGGAAAGGATAAATAAAATGTTAGTAACGGCAACTGAAAGAGCGTTTTTCAATAGACATCTTATTGAAGAGGGAGAAACCTTCCACGCTTACGAAAAAGGATTTGATGAGGACAATCTTCCTCACTACTTAACGCCTGTTGAAGCAGAAAACAAAACTGCTGCGGTCGCTGAAGTTCCAAGTGAACTCAAGGAGGATGTCAAAGTTTCTGAGCTTCCTGAAGAGCAGAGACAGGCCTTGCTTGATGAAGCAAAGGATCTAGGGATAACAGGAAATCTAAACTCTTACAAAGTTAGTTCTTTGAAGAAAAAGATTGCTTCTAAATCTGTTGGCGGCGAAGGCTTCCCAGGTGAAGATGCAGAAATAAAAATTGATGCTACTCAAGAAGATGAAGGAACCGCTGAATAATGGCTTTTTCTAAAGATCAAATTTATAATTTATCGCTAGTTCATTTAGGGTTAAAGGGCGACGTTCAAAGCGACGATCAGACAGATCCAAGGGTTCAAACCCTAAATTTGTTTTACGACGTTTCCGTTGAACAAACCCTGAAAGACTTCGATTGGAATTTTGCTAATACCTGTGTTGAGTTAACTCCTACTCAATCAGGTGTTAGTCTGAATCCATTGTATAGATATGAGTTTGATTATCCAAACGACTGTATTTGTGCAAGAAAAATCATGTTGACAGGGTTGCCTGAAGAGAAAATAAACTTCAAGCCTTCAACCGATGCAAACAATGCACGAGTAATCATTACAAACGTACCAAAAGGAATGCTTGAATATACACGCATAGTGTCAAATGAGAGCTTTTTCACTGCGGAATTTGTTATGGCTATTAGTATTTATTTGGCATCTCTGGCCGCTGAAGATCTCACTGGTCAAACAGTTAAAAGGGATAAACTCTTTCAACTTTACACTTCTGTTATCAACAAAGCAATCACTGCTAACGCTTGTGAGGGCTATGAGGATCTTGATGTTGAACCTGATTACTTGAGAGCGAGACAATAAAATGGCTAGAGTTACTCAAAATAGTTTTACTGCCGGGGAAATTTCTCCCTCTCTATATGGCAGAATTGATGTGAATAAGTATGGGATTGGTTTAAAATCCTGTGTCAACGGCATTGTGATGGCTGAGGGTGGTGTTTATAACCGCAGCGGTCTTGAGCTTGTTTGTGAAGTCAAGGATAGTTCTAAAAAAGTTCGTTTAATTCCATTCGCTTTTAACATCAATCAAACATACATCATTGAAGCCGGCGATAGTTATTTCAGATACATCAAAGATGGCGGCCAGATAGTCAACGGCACAACCGTTGTTGAAACTGCTCATACTGTTACTCAAAGTCAATTGTTTGAGATGCAGTATTCGCAAACTGCCGATACAATGACAATCTGCCATCAAGGACACATGCCTTTTGAGTTGGCAAGAAATTCTGAAACAAATTGGACTGTCGCAGATATTGTTATTGAGCCTTCAATTGCAGCTCCTACCGGAGTAACTGCAACTCACTCAGGATCTCTTCCTACTGCTACACAGATTTATGGGTACCTGGTAACCGCAATAAAAGCTGATACATACGAAGAGAGCAAGCGATCTAATGCTCCCAACGCAACTGCAGGAACATCTTCAAGTTGGTTAGTTGGTGAAAAGGTTACAATCGCATGGACTGCGGTTACCGGTGCGACTGAGTACAAGATTTATAAAAGTATTAACGGCGTTTTTGGATATATCGGAACGTCCATTGGAACCTCTTTTGAGGATCCTAACATCACTCCTGACATGAGTAACACAGCTCCAATCTTTAAAAATCCGTTTGATGCAGTTGGCAATTACCCTGCCACAACAAACTATTTTCAACAAAGAAGAGTATTTGCAAACACAATTAATCTTCCTAGAACAATTGAATCCTCTCAGACAGGATTCTACACTAATTTTAGTATTGGTCGCCCTCTATTGGCTACTGATGCAATCACAACCCCAATTGATGAACGTGAACAAAATGCAATCCGGCATCTTGTTTCAATGACTGATTTGATCGCTTTCACAACCGGTGGCGAGTGGAAAGTCAACGGATCCGATGGGATCTTTAGTGCAACTCCACCTCCGCAATGTTTGTTGCAAAGCTCTTGGGGTAGTGCAGACAACATAATACCTATTGTCTCAGGTAATATGGTTTTATTTGTAACCTCCGGACAAAACGTTGTTAGAAATTTGGGTTACTCTTACCTTTCAAACTCTTACGACGGAAAAGAATTAACTCTATTTGCTAAGCATATATTCAAAGGTCGCAAGATTATTGATTGGGCTTATGCAAAAGAGCCTAACAGAATTGTTTGGTGTGTTCTCGATGACGGAACCGTTGCCGGTTTAACTTACAACCAAGAGCAAGAAGTTATGGGTTGGCACAGACATAAAACTGACGGTTTATTTGAAAGTATCGCTACAATCAGAGAAGGAACAGAAGATATTCCGTACTTTGTAGTCAAGCGAGAAATCAATGGAGCCACGAAGCGTTTTATCGAACGAATGAAGCCTCGCATAATACAGAGTACCAAAGATGGCTTTTTCGTCGATTGTGGGCTTGCCAAGACGTTTGAAACACCTGTTCAAGAGATAGGTGGATTGGCACATCTTGAGGGCAAGGCTGTAAACGTGCTTGCAGACAGTGTTGTATATGAAAATCTAATTGTAAGCGGTGGGAAAATAAGCCTCGGAGTTAACGCCGGAGCGAACAACACGGCTAAAAATATAGTTGTCGGGCTTCCTTATACTTTCGATTTTGAAACATTACCTATTGAAGGTGATAGTTCTATCGGTCTTAAAAAGATTATCAGTAGGGTTAGCGTAAAAGTTGATGATTCTCGTGCTGATTTTAATTTGATAAACGGCAATGGTGTTGCTCAAAAAGTTAATGAAAAGAATTGGGATGTGTTTTTGAAGCCTGATGTTTTATTCAGCGGAGATTTAGACATACCTGTTGGATCAGTTTGTACTAAAAATGCTACTGTACATCTTCAACAAAGCAAGCCTATACCGCTTGGGGTGTTGACAGTAGGCGTAGAAATGACGGTTGGAAATGCTTAGTAAAGAAAAAAATGATGATTACAAATATGTTTTCGATAATTTGAGAGCTTCAGATGTTGATGCGATCAAGTTAAATCGTGGTGAGAACTGGAAAGAAACATTGCTTGATCAATTCAAAGATGCTGATCTGCGTGTTGGTTACACTGATGATGGTAAACCTGTTTTGGTTTACGGAGTTCTTGAAGAGGGTAGTATCGGCGTTATTTGGATGTTAACAACCAATGACATAGTGCAAGAGCAAAGAAGTTTTATTGTTGGGGCAAAAGAATACGTCCAGGAGCAAGTCGATAAATATAAATTGATTTGCAACTACGTTCTCAAGGCCGACAAAAGAGCTATCAAATGGCTCAAAAGTCTTGGGTTTTTATTCCTTGAAGATCCAAACAGAACTGATTTTTTATTCTTTTACAAAGGGGATTTACAATGTGCACTCCCGGCACAAGAAAAGGGTGGTAAATAATGTGTACTCCTGAAATGGCAGTTGCAAGTGCGGTAATTGGTGGAATTGGTGCTATTGGTGAGGGTGTTGGAACATACCAAACTTCTCAGGCCAATGCTGCTGCTGCTGATTATCAATCTCAAATATATGCGAATAACGCTGCTATTGCTAGACAAAACGCAAACGACGTTATCACTGCAGGAAAAGAAAAAGCAAACTTGATTAAGTTGGATACTGCCCAGAAAGTAGCTTCACAACGTGCGGCAATGGCTGCAAGCGGAATTGTTGCAGATGAAGGAAGCGGTATTAATTTAACGGAAAGCACTAAATTTTATGGTGATATGGATGTTTTAACAACATCTCAAAACGCTCAAAAAGAAGCAAGAAATTACTTACAGCAAGCAGATAACTATTCCTCTCAGTCTGATATGTATTCTCTATCCGCAACCAACACAAGAGGTGCCGGACTTTGGAGTGCAATAGGTGGAACAATGGCAGGGGTTGGTCAAGTGTCGGGCAAGTGGTCTAATTATGGTGGAACTAATACTGGCAAGAGTGCGGCGGCTAGTAGCGGTACTGGGTTAAATAATTAATCAAAATAAGTTGTTTTTACGGTATTTACGGTTCTATCTCCCTCGCGATAAATTCCATTCTCCCATGTTCCGATGAGTGACCCATCAGGTCGGAATATAAAGCCGTCCTCAGTAGATTTTCCATAAGTTGTTTCAATTAATTTACCGCTTGGATATTCATAACGGTTTAATTTTCTCGGAAAATCCATAACATTCTTATCTGAAATTGCGATGTAAATTAGTTTATTATTTTTACTATAAGAGAGCATTTTATTCCCAGTGGCAATTGAGTATCTTCCATCGGCTAAATCTGATCTATAACCTTCAGGTGCTTGGCTTGCATAGGCTTTATAGGGTGTAGGGTCAATCATTTCCAGGGGAGTATATTTAAAAATATATTCTTTTGCTTGTTGAGCCGTTTCGATCTTCTTAATTCCACCTTCAAGCGTTTGGGCATAGGCAGGAACTGTCAACATTAAGGCTAATAAGATTAGTAATAATATTTTTTTCATTTAATATCCGCCTCTCATTATATTGTTTAGGTGAATGTTATTTATATTTGAATTTGCCTGGTTAATTTTACTTTGAGTATTTAAGTTATACATAGATTGTGAAAACGCCTGTGCGGCCATAATGTCATTAATCTTTAATTGGTTGTTTCTTTGTTCTTCAAGTTGTTTAACTTGCAAAAGGCAAATTGTTTTATCTATTTTTGGATTGTTACATGACGATATTTCTTTTTCATATTCATCTCTTCTCGATATCCAATAACCTGCAATTTCATTTTTTTTCATTATTTGAGCCCGATAGATGTTTTCAGCAATTCGACAATCTAGGGCAGGCAATACGGTAAATTTAACCAAATTTCTGACCCATTTTTTATCAGAATCACAATAAGGACTAAGGCTAACAACAGTTTTTTTTGCCTCGCTTAATGGAATATATTCTGCGTTAACATATTTTTCGGGGCAAAATTCAGACCATCCTGGAGCTTTTATTTCTTCAGTTGAAGATACAGGGCTTACAAGTATTAAAGTCAAAAATAAGATTAATAATAGTTTCTTCATTCACATATCCTTTTTCTCAGATTAACATATTTCTTCAATTTTTCAAGGGTAAAAAGGATAAACATGAACTTTAGTTAAGTTCGTACTCGCACAAAATATTCATAAAAAAGGATAAAATAATATGCCAATTACAATACCAGTAGTCAACGGAGCAAGTGTTGATCCAAAGTTTATACCAAAAGAAGGACAGGATGTAAAAGCCCTGCCGTCGGCTTTTGGTGTTTCTAGTGCGGATGATATGGGCAGAGGCTTCATGAGTGTTTCTAAATCAATGGAGGAACATGCAGAGAATCAAGCAACAATTTTGGCAACGGAGGCAACTAACAAGCTCAATCAATTTCAATTAGATATTTTACACAACAATGAAAACGGATACTTTACAAAGCAAGGTAAAGCTGCATTGGGTCAAGAGCAAGCGTTATCTGAGGCCTGGGATAAACAGGTCAATGATATTGCTGATGCAATGCCAAACAAAATGGCTCAGGCAAAATTCAAAGCTTATGGGGGCAAGTCTAAAATAGGTTATTTGGAAGATGTTTACAGCCATGCAAACGCTCAAGCTGTCACTTACCAAAAAGATGTTATGGCAAATGGAATTGAGGTCAATAGTCAATTGGCTTTTGCTAACAGAAACAATCCTTTAGTTGTTGATAAGTATATTGGCAACATCAGAGGGGTTATTGCGGCCAATAACCCTGATAAAACACCTGAAGCAATTAAACTTGTCGAAGATGCAGCACTTTCTAAAATGCACGTTGCTAATATTAGCGGAATGCTTGCGGATCACAACCTGATGGCTCAAGGATATTATGAGCAATACAAAAATCAGATCTCTCCGGAGGTGCAAGGCTCAATAATGAAAAACATTAAAGAGAATGATGCCGATGTTAAATCAAGAATGACTGCTGATAGTTTGTTTCATTCGGGGGTTGGAGAGCAAGATGCTTTCGCACAGGCTCATGCAATCAAAGATCTAGATTTGAGGGATGCAACTGAATCTAAGTTGAGTTACCTATACGGCCGCCAAAGAGAATTAAAGAAACAAACATATAGCGATAACCTAGATAAGTTTTGGAATGATTACGAAAAGAACCCTGATATTAATAATATTCCTGCGTGGATGGAAGGCAAAGATAAGATTGCTGCAAGAAATTATGCAGTAAAAGATGGCAAGCCTGAGACAAGTGATGATGTCATTACCCATCTAACGGATATGCAGCTTAACAACGCAGGCGAATTTGCAAAAGTTGATTTAAATCAGTATAGAGCTGATTTGACAAATGCAAAATATACAGAATTAAGTAAGGCACAAAACAATTATAAAATACACGGATATACTGCGGTTACGCCTAATGATGATGCGGTAAAGGCTGTTATTGACTCTTTTGGGATAAAGGGTTTTGGTGTACCAGGCAAACAAGCTGTAGCAACTCAAATACAAAGCATGGTTAATGAAGAGGAAAGACGTTTAGGTAAAATATATACAAAAGATGAAGCTAAAGCGGCAGAACAAAGAATAGGGTCTTGGCTAGGAAGTACGAGAGAGGGCGGCAGTGCGGCAAAAGTACTTGAACAAAACAAACTAAAAGCAGGATTTTACAAAGGGCTTTCTAACGATATCGCATATTTTGAAAAACAACATAAAAGACAACCTGATCAAAAAGAGTTTCAAAGTATTTTATATCTGCGTGCCAATAAATCAATTCAAGATCACAACAGTAATATTTATGAAAGCATTAAAAACACCGCCGCACGTCCTAAAGAAACTAAAGCAGTGACTTATTTTGCACATGATTATTTGCCAAACCTGGGTAAAAAATTAGGTACTAATATATCAATTGCTCCGGATCAGATATTCAACCCTAAAGAAAAAGATTATAAATCGTATCACAACGTAAATGGAGTTTCTCATGCGGTTGATGTCGGTATGTCGGGGCGGCCTAATAACACAAAGTTTGATATTGTAAGCAATATTGTAAAGGATTTCCCTGAAGCAAAGATTGGAACGTCCGATCCTGTTATTTTAAGAAAGTTTGAAGGCAATAAAAACGTTATTGATCAAAGAGCTTTTGATAAAAAGCACGGTACGGATCATGCTAACCACATTCACGTAACTATGAATGTTGGGGGCAATGCTGCCGTTGTTGCACAAAATAAACCTTCTGTGAATAGAGGTGAAGTAATTTCAAAGCTTGCAAGCAAGGGGTTTTCTCAGGCTGAAATAAACGAATACATAAAATCAAGAGGGATATAATAATAAATGCTAACCAATGAACAATTACAAGAAATGGATAATATATCAGGTTATAGTTCATCTTCTGAGGACAAATTAAAGAAGATGGATGCTGCCTTGGGTTACTCCTCGCCTCAATCCTCGCCCACGAGCGGGGAAGGGTTGAACGCTTTACAAGTCGGCAGCGTGGAATATAATGATTATGCACGCAAAAACGGTGAAATTTCTAAAGCTCCTAACTTGCTTGACAAAATAGGGCAAGCTTTAAGGTGGGTTGCTCAAACTCCTTTCAAGGCCTATTCTCAAGGTGAAAAGAATGTTGAAGCTGCTGAATTGAATGCAAAAGAAATTTTTCACAACATAAACCCTGAAGAAAAAAACAGGATGAATGAGCTTGAAAGTGCTGAACATCCTGACTTTGGCGTGCCTGATATTAAATATGCTGATGAAAATATAACAAATTTACCTGAAAGAGCTGCTAATTCAATTAAGAAAGGTTATGCTGAATCATTTGAAAATCTTTCTACTTCTGTTGAAGTTGCAAAAGAGGCAGGTTTGACTGGTGCAATAGTCGGTGGCGTTGGTGCAATCGGTGGTGCTTTATGGGGATTAAGAAAAGGTAATCCTATTGGTGGAATGCTTGAAGGATTTAGTGCCGGAGTACGTCTTGGTGGCGGTACCGGTGCTGCTCGTAAATCGTTTGAACTTGAAGCAGGTTTTGCTCGCCAAGAATTAAAGAATATGAAAGATAAAGACGGTCAACCGTTGCCTGAAGATTTGGTTAACAACGCCTCAATAGGGGTAGGAATAGCAAATGCAGGGCTTGAAACAATCGGACTAGCCGCTGAGCTTAAAACTTTTCCAGGTATGGATAAAGTATTTAAACAAGCTAAAAAGGATTTTCTTAAAGAGGTCGTGGAAAACGAAGGCTTGAGGAATCAACTTTTGGCCGCAGGTAAGAACTTAATTAAAAGTACATCAATTGAAATGGCTACAGAATCAGTTCAGCAAGTGAGTAATATCGTGGCTGAAGAGTACTCAAAAAAAATTGCCGGCAATTATGACGATACGCTTTTTGAGGACGGAAAGATTAACCAAGGGGCATTGAGACGTCATGTTGGTGAAGTTATTCAAGCAGGGGTAAGTGCAATAGGGCCCTCAATGATTATAGGTGGCGTGGGTACTTCTATGACTGCTACAAATATTCTTATTAAAAACGGTATGGATGCAGTGCAAGCAAAAAAACTCACTGAATCTATGTCAGTTGATGAGCGTGCTGATTTAATCAATGATAATCTTGATACGCTTGACGGCATTGCTAAAGATCATATAACGAATGTGGAAGCTCAGGATATTGAGAAAAACTTCTTTGATAAGGCAATAGAGGCATATAAAGATAAAGACGGGAACGTGTCTGCGGAAAAAGAAAATCAAGTATTATCTGCAGCTAAACTTGCAGGGAATTTTGCAAAAAGATTTGGATCTAATTCTGAGCAAGTAAAAGATTGGTTTAATAAATTATCTTTTCAAAACAAGCAGCTTGAGGGCGGCGTTTCTATGAATGTTCAAGCCGACAAGGCTATTCCGTTCGATGAATTAACCTCTGATAATGTTCCTGAAGTTGCATTCCAAAAAAAAGCGGACAATACTTATTTCCAATCTGCTTATCATGGTTCTCCGCACAAGTTTGATAAATTTTCGCTTGAGCATCTTGGTAATGGCGAGGGTAATCAGTCTTTTGGATATGGTTTGTATTTCGCAGGTAGTAAAGAAGTATCTGAACACTATAGACGAACATTAACTACTGGTGATATTACATACAAGGGGGAAAAGTTTAGGGCTAATGCTAGTGATGAATGGGGTTTGTACTCTAGGATTCTTAGCAATGGAAAAGAGAGCACGAAGGAATTCTATGCAGAAAAGGCCGAAGAGTTTAGGGAAAAGGCTGAACAATCAGTATCACCTGATTGGTGGTTAAACGCCGCTCAAGAATTTGAAGATACTATAAAAATAATTGATGGAATAAATATTAGTGAAATAACAAAAGATAGTGGGCAACTTTATAAAGCTGAAATTCCTGAAGATGCTACTATGCTTTCTTGGGATGATTTATTGGATGAAAATTCTCCTGAAGTAAATAAAAAAATAGAATCTATCATAGATGAATATGGCCTTGAAAGTGATTTTAGCCCTTTTATGAACCCTACAGGACGAGATTTTTATAAGGCATTATCAAATGAATTAGGATCTGACAAAGAAGCAAGCGAATTGCTGAATAAAGAAGGCCTTAACGGCATCAAATATCTTGATGGTAATTCTCGCAACAAAGGCGAAGGCCATCATAATTACGTTGTTTTTGATGATAAGGCAATTGATGTTGTCAAAACTTATTACCAAGAGAAAAATGCTGAAGATGATTTCACACAGCCAAAGTCTTTGGGTGACTTGCACAAAGATATTGCCATAAATAAAAAGGCTAAAGAATTTGAATATCTCGGTTATTTCCAGGAAGGAAAAGATAAAAATATTATTGGCATAATGAGAGATGCCAATGAATCTACGCTTGTGCATGAAATGGGGCACTTGTTTCTTCAGGGCTTAAATGAATTTGCCCAAAATGATAAGACTTCTCAGGAAGCTCTTGCAGAGGTAAATGAGTGGCTTGGTTATGAAGGCGGTGATTATTCAGTTGCACAGCAGGAAAAATTCGCCAAAGGATTTGAGGCGTATTTATACAAAGGGCAAGCTCCTACAAGTAATTTGCGTGAAGTATTTGAACGATTTAAAGTTTGGCTTAAAGATATTTATAGCCATGTTTCTCAGATTGCTGATTTTTCTGATGCAGAAATTAATAAGATCCAAAAAGTATTCGATAATTTATTTAGTGAAAAATCTGAAAAACAAAAGCAAATTGATTCACTTGTTGAAAAAACAAAGTTTGTAGGGCTTGAAAAACTTAGTGATACTGAAACACGTCATAAAGATGCAGCTTATCACATTCTTTCTGTTGCTCTTGGCAAGAGCCCAAAATGGCTCAAAACCATCCTTGAAAGTACATCCGAAAATAATAAAATATTAAAGCAAAAAGAAAAGATTGAATTATCACTTGAACATGTAGATGATAAAATAAGTGCTGCTGATGGGTTCT